TGACAGACCAATAGGAAATGGAGACCAGGTACATGAATCATGATAAACTATACGTAGACAGTAGCAACAAATCCACGAGCATAGACTTGCCGCAATATGGATCGGTAACTTTATTCATTCAAGATGGAAAAGTAGTCCGAACAGAGAAAGTCATATCAGAAAAATTTGATAAAAAGTAGTCTGACCGAACAACGGAGGACGTAATGAGTAGCTCAAAATTGAGTGAAAATTTACGTTCTCCTTTTTGTTTTTCAGAAAAACTTTAGGAGTTGGTAAATTCGGTATGAAAGACTCTGTACCAGCAGTTACAGCGGTTTTTTAGGAGATTTTACTCCTTAAGAAAACTATAGTTTTGAGAGGATGAAATGAATGGATGCAGATATGAAGAAATTCTTATGTCCAGAAGTGAAAGACGTAGATATGGTTAGAACCAAAGAAAATGTTGGAGCTTTTTTGAGCCAGTATCTTTCCTGCAGGCAGAGCATAGGACAACCAAGGGAACCTAAGATAACCACCACCTTTTCATTAACGCCTATTTCCTCGAATCAAATCACTAAACACGCAGAAGATATTTTGATTTATAACGAAGAAATGAAAGCAAAATTTCTTGAGCTTCATAAAAAGTTTGTCTTTGGTTATTCAGCTATTCGCCATCCTTTTAGACCTGATATTACTAAAAGACGGCAGCGAATCTTTTATGAACGATATATTTTAGGTTATTCGATCTATGTGACCGCTGAGAGAAATCTTGTTAGCGATGATCTGGTTTCCCAGGACTCAACTCTTTCAGTAATAATGTTTGCGCAAGCAATAGGAATTATAGTGATGAAAGGATGATTTGTTTGATGTTTGACCTAGCAAAATATAGGCTTCCAGCACCAAAGGACGTTAATCTTCCAGCTACGAGACAAAATGTGGCGGTGTTTCTGTCAGCCTACTTGTCATCCCGGTGTCGTGTCGGTCAACCAAGAGAGCCGAGAGTCACACAAAGCCTTTCTTTGTTTCCACCGGCTACAAATAAAACCTCCTTCGAGGCTGAACAGATTCTAATTGACAACGAAGAGGCACAAGACGAGTTCAACCATCTTCATCAACTATTTATCAAAGGCTATGCGGCTATCCAGCATCCTTCTAACACGGATATTACTGAGAGACGAAAAAGAATATTTTTCGACAGATACATTCATGGCTATTCAATATATGTCACGGCGCAGCGAAGCAGTATCAGTGAGGATTCAGTAAAACAGGAGTCGAATGTCATCATTATCGAGTTTGCTTCTGCTTTAGAACTCATAGTAATGAAATAAACGAAAAGGACACAAGCACATGACACTTTATGAAGAGATCATCTATCAACATCTGCTTAGGGAGTTCATCGAAAAAGCTAAGGCTTTGAAGAAAGATTTATCCTGATGGAACCTAAGATAGTGAGTAAGCAAAATAAAAAAGACAGAAATGAGGCACAAACATGGGATTACTTTTAGACAGTTTTTATCAAGAGCACGCTCGCCTAGCTGAAAAGGAACAGCTCTTACAAGAAGAAATCACCAAGCGTCAAACGTTGATCGACAACAATGAGCAGAAATACAAAGAGTACCTTCGTACTGGGAAGGAGGATAAGGCAGATAAGCTTTTTGAAGAACAACAGTCTTTAAAGCAAAAGAATCTTAGTGATACGAAAAAGCTAAGTGAATTGCGGCCGATCCATTGGGAGCTTTTGCAAGAACAGGCTCTAAGTGTTTTAGACAACGACCTAATCATACTCATGAAGAAAGAAACTGCAGAAGCGTTAAAGATCGTTCAGGAAGAGAGTGACTTAAACAAACGTTTACGAGTCCTTCAAAGTGATCGAATGCAAAAGGAATCAGAAATCAACAGTTTATTTGGAAAGTATGATCGGTTGGCAGAAAAGATGAAGCTTAAAGAGTTGCATCGCGGAAGATTTGGAAAAGAACCCTATAATTTTCTGAGCTATTCGGGGAGTAAGGCGTTTTCAGAAGCACGAAGAAAAGTAAAATAACAGGAGGAAAAAGACATGAATATTGTAGAAGAGATTGAAAATGGAATTTTAGAAGAGGTACAAGGCAACCGCTCATTCAAGAAGGTGCAACCATATCAGCTATCTATTGCAGCCCGCCGAGAAGCCCGAGCAGTGTTAAAAAGTCATGAAGGAGATAAAACGACACCAGAGGTTACAGAACTTATTTCAGAAGGAGCAGCTCGTATGATTAGCTCACATGAGGTTGAACCGCAATTAGACACGATTGCTGAACTGGCAAGACAACATCGGGTTATCAAGTAGGTGGAATCAAAGCATGGATAAGAAAACTATGGATGAAATAGAAAAGAGAAAGTCAAAACTAAAAGCTGATTTTTGTTCTGGAACTGATATTCTTATCAACGATTGGAGCAAGCTTACAAGGCGAGAACTGAAAAAGGAATTACTCACACTTAAGAAGACTGTAGACTTATCTAGTGATCCAGTCAATCGACAATTCTTTGAAATTGGCAATCTGATTTATAAAGCCAAGTTCAATAAAGAACTGTCATTATGAAGGAGGATCATTTATGGTAGCAACAATCATTATTAAGCAAGATGATAAAGAAATCAAAATTGTTCCGCCTGAGTTTGGAACGATTGAGCTAAAAATCAAGGATGGTTTTGTAGTCAACAAGCAAACGATCACCAATGAGAAAATTAAATAGTCTCACCAAATGACTTGGAGGACAAACTAGCATGACCTAATTGGTTTGCTGTTTGTTCTCTTTTTATTTTAGGAAGGAGGAAAACACATGGCTGAATCATTTTCAGTTGAAGCATATTTGAAGGCCACTGACAGCGGATTTGTCCAAACTTTCAAGGACGCTCAATCAGCTGTAGAAACTTTTGAGAATGATTCCAATAGTACGATGATGGCTATTGGATCAACGATGCAAAGTGCCGGGAAGTCAATGACCAAATTTTTAACAGTTCCAATTTTGGGCGTTGGAATAGCAAGTGCGAAGATTGGCGGCGACTTTGAGGAACAGATGAGTCGAGTCAAAGCAATATCAGGAGCGACAGGAAAGAGCTTCAAAGCTTTAGAAGATCAAGCAATAGAATTAGGAGCGAAGACCGCTTTTAGTGCCAAAGAGTCAGCAGCGGGGATGGAAAACCTAGCTTCTGCGGGGTTCGATGCAAATGAAATCATGTCGGCTATGCCTGGACTTCTTGACTTAGCAGCCGTATCTGGTGGTGATGTAGCGGTAGCTTCAGAAGTAGCAGCTACATCATTGCGAGGTTTCGGATTAGAAGCCGATCAAGCAGGACACGTTGCCGATGTGTTTGCTCGTGCGGCAGCTGATACAAATGCCGAGGTCGCCGATATGGGTGAAGCGATGAAATACATCGCACCAGTGGCTAAATCAATGGGACTGTCAATAGAAGAAGTCTCAGCAGCTATTGGAATCATGTCGGATGAAGGAATAAAAGGATCACAGGCCGGAACGGCATTGCGAGGTGCTTTATCAAGATTAGCGAAGCCTACCGATCCAATGATCGCTAAGATGGATGAACTAGGGTTGAGTTTCTACGATGCAGAAGGCAACATGAAATCGTTAGAGCATCAAGTAGGAATGCTGCAACATGCTTTCCAAGGATTAACACCGGAACAGAAACAGAATGCTCTAGTGACCTTATACGGTCAGGAGGCATTAGCAGGGATGATGACGTTAGTTAATAAAGGTCCGGATGCTTTAGGAAAACTAACGAAGTCACTTGAAAATTCTGGTGGTGCCGCCGATGAGATGGCTCGTATTATGCAAGAAAATATGAACTCATCGATCGAGCAGATGTTTGGAGCTTTCCAATCAGCAGCGATCAAGATCCAACAAATCATTTCACCAATGATTCGATCAGTTGCAGATTCAATTGGAGCTATGGTAACAAGTTTTGTAGAGACACCGGTTCCGGTTCAAAAGATGATTCTAGTGATTGCCGCCCTAGTTGCTGCTATTGGACCGCTTCTTTTTGTTGGTGGATCAATGCTCGTTTGGTTCGCTAAATTGAAAGTGGCTGTTGGTTTTCTTTCCACGACATTTCCTGCGTTAGGTGGCGTCTTCACAGCTTTAACGGGACCTGTCGGAATTGTCATTGCGATCATTGCCGGATTAGTCGGAGCTTTCCTTATTGCTTGGAACACTAGCGAAGGATTCAGGAATGCTGTTACTTCTGCTTGGGAAGCGATTAAGAATGCAATTTCCATTGCGGTTCAGACCATTTCAAATACTGTAACTAGGATTTTCGGTGGTGTTGTTCAATGGTGGAAGGATAATAATCAGCAGATTGCGGATGCGGCAAATGCTATTTGGAATGGCTATCTTGGCCGAACGATCCGGAATGCTATGGCTGTGATTCAATCAGTCATCGTTGGCGTTTGGACGGCAATCAAAGGAGTTACTCAAGGCATATGGACAGCGATTTCTGCAGTGATTGAAGGAGCGCTAAGAATCATTCAAGGAATCATCAAAGTAGTATTAGGTGTTTTATCGGGCGATTGGTCGATGGCATGGGAAGGCATGAAACAAGTCTTTTCTGGCATGATGTATGGCTTAGGCGGCATTGTCGTTGGAGCACTTGAAGCGGTTGTTGGTGTAGTGAAAGGATTCTTTTCTACATTCAAAAATGCTGGGTGGAACTTGGTGAAGATGATAGCTGATGGGATTTGGTCCGCGATCAGCTTACCTGCGAAAGCTATAAATGCCGTTGTATCAAAAGTTCGTAAATATTTACCATTCTCACCAGCCAAAGAAGGGCCACTTAGCGATTTAGATAAGTTGAATTTCGGCGGGACGATCTCAACAGGGATTTATTCTGGGCAGGATGAAATTAATCGGGCGATGGAAGCCGTGTTAAATATTCCGGCGCTTTCAAATTTGAATGCGAATCTCGGAGTAAAACATACTGTTACTAGAAACGAAAATCACGCTACTAAACAACCAGCAACATTTAACATTCGTTTGGGCAATCAAAGCTTTAAAGCCTTTGTGGATGACATTTCTCAAGCGCAAGGGCAAGAGGCGGAAATCAACCTACAATTTTAGAAGGAGAGAATAATTTATGAATTACGGCACAGTAAAATGGTTCGACAATGAAAAAGGCTTTGGTTTTATTACCGGTGAAGATGGATCGGATATATTCGTTCATTTCAGTGATATCGTTGGCGAGGGTTTTCGATCATTAGAAGAAGCTCAATCAGTTGTTTATACGATCGGTGAAAATGACAAAGGTATGAAAGCAACGAATGTTGTAGTGGAATAAACAAAAGGCCCATCTTAATGATGGGCCTTTTGTTATAATATTCAGTGAGGCAATTAAAAACTAATTGGAGTTTATTTTAGTATATCAGGCTTTTTGAAGCTCTGTTTATGCTTTCTGATCATTAGCACTGTGAGACCTTACCGATATTGTTTGGATATCCAGCCTATAATTTCTTTGTTAAATGTGAGCAGATGGTATTTCAGGATTTGGGGGCTGTTCAAATTATTTAGCTTGGCATTAAAAAAACTTAGAAATGAAGGTGATCAAGCAATGATCCGAGTGTTGGATTATCCAGAATATAAGAAAAAGAATCCAGAAAAGGCAATGGGTGATTGACTGGAGTATAAAGCACCTTTGATTCTAGAAAACATGAAGGAAGAATACCAAGAGGTAAGGAATCAATTGAGCGAGTCTGAGCAACGTGAGGCAGAGGTAGTAATAAAAGAGTATGAACAAGAATTTATTAAGTAGTCAAATTTTCATATTCAGTGGTGGTATACTTATATTGAGGTGATAGCTGATGTATTTTTATCACAGACTTCTTGGCCATAGATACTACGGCTTCATTGTCAGATTAAGCCATGGTAAAGAAGAATACTATAATACAGAAGACCAACAATGGTATGAAACCGGTATAATGATTTGCTACTATTCTGATGAATCTGATCAATATGGGATGTATGAAGAAGTAACTGAAAAAGAAGCACAGGAGGCGATTAAGTGAGTCTATATGATTTAGCATTGTCAATTGCACAAGAAGCTCACGAAGGACAAGTGGATAAAGCGGGAGTCGACTATATCAACCATCCTATTTATGTTGCTAGTCTAGTTGAGGGTGAAGAAGAAAAGGCTGCAGCACTTTTACATGATGTTATAGAGGATTCAGATTTTCATCTAAGTGATTTACTTAATAGAGGAATCCCAAATGACGTACTGATAGCAGTATCCATTTTGACTAAGGATAAAAATCTGTCTTATCAGGAATATCTATCTCGTGTGAAATCAAACGAGTTGGCAAAAAAAGTTAAACTTGCCGACTTACAACATAACAGCGACTTATCGAGAATTATCAACCCAACAACAAGTGATTTTGAACGAGTAAGCAAATATGAAAAGGCAATCGAATACTTAAGCGCTTAGTCATGAAGATGATTGAGTGCTATTTTTGTATCGCTAAGTCCAAATACTTCTGGTATGATTTAAGCAATAAATATCGACTACAGAAAGCTGGTGGCAGTTTTGGCACTTGTTGAAGAAATCGAGAAACTTATTGATCAGCGGGTTGATCAACGTATCAAAGAATTTGTAAACAACCAGGAATCCTTGAAACCATGGGTAAAGATGAATGTCGTGATGGAAAGACTGGATAAGGACGCTCGGTGGATTCGTGCCAATTTTTGTACTTCTGTTTTTCAGGAAAAGGAGCTTGTAAAGAAAGTTGGTGGTGAGTGGCACTTTTTAAATCCAGAGTTCTTTATTTACGTTCATGACTCTTGGTGGGTAACTTATAGCAGTGAGTAATATTTTTTATAGTAGCGGAAAAGCAGAACTCCTGATGAATGACTCTGCAGATGAGCATGGGTTTCATGATTAGTTTGCATAATTCATTTGGTATAATTAGACGAGGCGATTCAGTGATGTATAACTATTATCGTTTAATGGATTCAAAGAGAAAAGGAACTATCGTAAAGAAGTCGACAGAAGCAGAATTTATGTTTAGCTTTGAAAAACGAGAATGGATACCGTGCGGTGTTATGCTGGATTATTTTTTCTATTTTTATGATGAAAGCCCATACACGCAAGACGCTCATGAGCAAATTAGCGAAGATGAGGTTCGCCGTTTAGGTATTTCATTGTGAAAGTATCATAAATAAATTGATTTGGAGGTAGTTTGATGGAGTTATTATTATTTGACTTTATTTCTGAGAACTATGATGAAAACTCAGTAATATCTCGTGCTAGGGAGTATGTTTCATTAGTCAATAAAGCATATGATTTATTGGATCTCAAAACTAAAGCAAACCAAAAGAAGGCATTTGA